ACGCTTACATTAACGCTCAGAATCTCAAAGCTCAACAACAGTTGGCTCAACAACGTATTGACAATCAAAAAAAGCAGTTAGAACTTAATTCCATAGGTATGAGTATAAAGCAGAAACTTGCTGATATCAATCTAAAAATAGGTGATTATCGTGCAGCTCTTCTTGCTACTCAAGGTAAAATTGCTGGTGTCAACTATGATTATCTCAATCGTACTCTTCCCTATCGTGTTGGTACTTCTTTCTATGATTATCTTATGAAACAGCAAACCTATGGTTTTAATGAATTGCTTAACCCATTGAAGTTGCAATTCTATTCCCCTATGCAACGTGCTCAGATTAACGCTCTTAATGCGCGTTCTCACTATCTCAATTTTATGGAAGGTTTCAATCGTCAACAACTTATGAAGGATTACTATTTCGGTTCTAAAAATTATAATCTTAAAGAGCTGATGTTTGAAAATTCTGTACAACAATTTTATGATCGGTTGTCCCTTTCCAATCAGTATTATGATTTAGCACGTAACAAGTGGCTTACTGATATTTTCTTCCGTGGTGTTGATACTGCTATGGATTTCCTCCCGATGGGTCGTATTGGTAAAGCTGCCAAATCCGCTAAATCATTTGTTCCGTGGTCGTCCACTAGTTATTCACATTAATAATTAATTATTATGAGTATCTTTAACAAAATTTCATTTAAGCGTCCCAAGCGTACGCCTTTTAATCTGTCTTATCAGAGTAAATTTACGCTTGATTTTGGTAGGCTTGTTCCTATCATGTGCGAAAAGGTTATTCCTGGTGATAAGTTCGTCCATTCGCACGAGTTCTTAATGAGGTTCGCACCGTTTGCCAACCAAGTCTTTCAAGGATTTCAAGTCAGGACAGAGTATTTTTTTGTTCCTTCCCGCCTTCTTTGGCAGAACTTCGAACAGTTTCTAAGTAAAGGTGTTAATGGTGCTACGGACTATGTGCATCCGTACATTGACCTCGCTACTCTTTATGATGGTGAAACCGTTTGGATTAATTCACTGTTGGATTACTTTAATCTTCCGACAGGTACATCTACTAACAAATTAGATGGTTCTGCTACTAATAGCTTGAAAATTGATGCTCTTCCTTTTTATGCGTACATCAAAATCATGATTGATTACTATTTGGATGAAAATCTTTATCCAAATTCAATTTCTGCATCTCAGATTGATGATTTGATTAATAATGATTTTGCCTATCATGTTTTAGATGGTGACAATTTTTATTCTGTCGAATCCTTCCTTCGTACTCTTCACGTTATCCAAGGTGTTGACCCCAACGATCTACTGACTGAATACAACGTTTATAAGCCGTTTAAACGTGCGTATCCTAAGGACTATTTCACTTCTGCACTTCCGTTTGCTCAGCGTGGACCTATTGTACAGATTCCGCTTAACGGTTCAGGTGATGTTAATGTCTATGGACCTAATGAGACCCATATGAATTATCAAGGTGTTGGCGCCCGTTATAATTCCGATGGTACTGTTACACTGTTCCCCGATGGAACACTATCAGTTTCGGCTGGTGTTGGTGTTAATGCTTCTGTCTATGACCCTTCAACTAATGTCACAGGTCGTCAAATTTTCCCGAATGGAGGTGGTGGTGGTAATGAAACTAATCATCAGGCTGCTGCTGGTGTTATCAATAAAGCTAATAATGTTCCGTTTACCTTTAAGGCTGTAAATGTTAATGGTACTGCTACCATTACCGACCTTCGTACTGCTATGACAGTCCAGGCGTGGCTTGAAAAGAATGCTCGTGCTGGTGTTCGGTATAAGGAACAAATTGCTTCCCATTTTGGTGTACGTTCTAAGGATTATCGATTGGACCGTGCCGAATTGCTTGGCCGTTATAAGTCAACAGTTCAAATTGGTGAGACCTTTACAACAGCCGCTAATAACGATGAGACCTTTATTCCAGGTATGGGAGTTAGTAATGCAACTGGTTCCGAGGCTTCACGTGCATGGAAAAAGACGTTTGACGAACACGGTTATGTTATTGGTCTTATGTCTGTGTTTCCTACAGCCGCATATCAGCAAGGTATTCCACGCCAGTTCTCTGAGCTTGATGTTTTCGATTACTACTGGCCTGAGTTCCAAAACATTGGTGAGCAGGAAATCAAACGTAAAGAGCTCTTTATTGATGATCAGTCAGGTACTGCCAATGAGCAGACGTTTGGTTACACTCCTCGTTATGCCCATTATAAGTCGCGCTATAATCAAGTTCATGGTGATTTCCGTGATTCTTTATCTTTTATGGTTGATTCGCGTAATTTTAGTAGTAATCCGCTTTTGAATTCCAAATTCATCAATGTTGATATTGATTATAATGACCTTTATCGTGTCTTTAATGCCACAACGGAACTTGCCAATTCTTCGCCTGTCTATGTTGATATGTATCACAAATTTTATGCAAAACGTCCAATGCAGTATTTTGGTTCACCAAGAATTTTTTAAGTTATGAAAACACGTAGTAGAAAAGCAGATTTAATAATCGATCCTGGTGAGTTGATTACTCAGCCAAATCAGGCTTTTACGCCACGTCAGATTCTTGAGCAATTTGCTCGTAACGAAGTAGTACCCTCTATCTATGAGCCTACTGATGCTCTCGATGATGATAATGTCCCTGACGATGATATGGAAAATATGATTGAGTTTGAGGACAAAATTGACGCTGAGGGTCATTTGATTGAAAATCAGTACCAACCTTATCAAGATCAAGAACATGAAACCCACGAAAGCGAACCTGCTGCTACAGAAGGGAATCAGGAAGCATCAAAAGATGCTTGATAATGACTATAAGTCTTGGTACTTACATTATTTTGCCTACCTTATCCGGTTAGGATAATACTGTCTTTGTTTGCCGCCTCCAAAGTGAGGCGGCTTTTTTTGGCGCGAATTCTTACTTGATATAATTCGCGCCAGTTGACAACTACTTGATTATCAGTGCTAAATTATATATCAAGTTGTTCCGAATTTATCAATATATTGTTAAATTAGAGACTTATCACTTATCAATTAAAGCGGCCGTGGAGCGTTCGATGCAGCGAAGCAATGCTAAGAACGCGGTATAAGGCCGCGAATGGTTGATAAGTGTTCATAAGTCTGTTGATAAAAAACTTAGTTTATTTTTACGTGGTATAAGAAAAAATGTCATTTTTGCACTGTTAATTCACATTTGGATTAACCCGCGCTAATCGGATATTAGCATAATAAAAATTATAAGACAGTATGATTAAAGATTTAGTTCCTGGCGAAATTATCAGAATTTCTTCTGATACTCATGAAATTATTAACATAAAGGTTAATGCCTTTGGCGATTATTCCCTGCGTTTTCGTGGCGATGAGCTACGTCTGTGTATCTGTATTAAAACAAAATCCATATTCAAAGACAGCCATAAAAACAAATAAGAAAATGCAAAAGATGTCTAAATCTTCTGAAAATCTTCGATTGTGTGATGCTATTGTCACTTTTGATGAGCTCTCAACTGCAAATATTTATCATGTTCAATTATTGCATCCAGTCGAATCTATGAAGGATGCTATTAGTTGTTTTAATCGCTCTGTTCAAAATTTGTGTCAACATTGCATGATTGCATCTAGTGGAGATTATGCTACTAGGTACCTGATTGTAAGTCATGTTACTCCCGCTTGTTTTGAGCATCTGCTAACGAGGAATTTTAATAAGTTGAAAACTTCATCTCTATTTAACATAACATTTTGAAAGGAGGTATTTCATATGCGCAGACGCAGACGTCGTGGCCGTCGTTCACGCAGACGGTTCTATCGAATTTCTCGCGGAGGTATCAGATTGTAATGAAATGTGTTAATCTCCGTACGCTTCCGAATAAAGCCGCCACAGGCGTTACAGATGCCTTTATCCAGGCAAGTTGCGGCAAGTGTTACGCTTGCTTGGCTAACAGACGCCGTGGATGGCTTTTTCGGTTGCAAAATGAAAATCTAAGTAGTTTGTTATCTATTTTCTGTACTTTTACCTACAATGAAGATAATTGTCCTGATAGTCTTGATAAGTGCCATCTTCAACGTTATTTTAAGCGTTTGCGGCATTACGAAGATTTTACGTACTACGCAATCGGAGAATATGGAACGCACACTTACAGACCTCATTACCATGCTGTTATTTTTTTCAAGTCTATGTCTACTGAGTTTACTGCTCTTGACTATTATTCTCTTGTCTCAGACCTTTGGCAATATGGTTTTGTCGCTGTGGCTTCTGTTACTTACCGCCGTTTGAACTACGTCCTCCATTATCATACACGACCCAAAATTGTCAATGGTAAAAAGACCTTCCAACTGATGAGTAAAGGCCTTGGTATTGACTTCTTGGATGATAATATGATAGATTACATGGTGCAAACCAAAGCCACGACGATTAATGACTATAACGGTAACAAGTATGTAATTCCCCGCTATTATCGTAAAAAGTTGGTTGATTTAGGCTATCAGATTGATGCGCCTCACGACTATCAAGACAAGCAAAAGACGATAATAGAAAATGCTTTCCACAAACCTCTCTATCAGCTTAGTGCTGACCAACAAAGACAATTTATTGTTGACCGTATAGAGGTCGACAAACGAAAATTAAAAAATTATAACAATCAAGATAAGTTAATATGACTGCCGCTATAATTTCTGCTATCATTGCAGCTGTTGCTGCCATCGCTGGCGGTGTTGCTTCTTATTCGGCTACCAAAAAAACCAATGAAGCTAACCAAGCTAATTACGAGGATTGGAAATCATACAATACTCCTGCTAATCAGATGCAACGTTTGGAAGATGCTGGCCTTAATAAGTACCTTGTCTCTAATGTTACAAATACTCTTAGCCAGCCTTATCAGGTTGGTAATAACCAAGGTATTGCTGAAATGTTAGGTAACCTTTCCAATGTTTCTGCCCAAGGTGGTAACGCTTACATTAACGCTCAGAATCTCAAAGCTCAACAACAGTTGGCTCAACAACGTATTGACAATCAAAAAAAGCAGTTAGAACTTAATTCCATAGGTATGAGTATAAAGCAGAAACTTGCTGATATGAATCTAAAAATAGGTGATTATCGTGCAGCTCTTCTTGCTACTCAAGGTAAAATTGCTGGTGTCAACTATGATTATCTCAATCGTACTC